TGGTAAACTCAGGTTTCCAAGAAGTACAATAAAAGATAATAAAGTAATTGGTAAGCAGACAAAAGAAACCTCCAAGTTTAAGTCCCTCCTAGATGAAATAGAAGACGATACTAATCCAGAAAGACAAGCTTCAGGTGTTACATATGCAAAGAATTTAGATAAATGGACTAAAGAAAATCTCAATATTAATATGATTACTGGAAAGAACCAGAGTCGTATTGATTATCTGGAATCTGGCGGTGTAATGTCTAAAGATGAAGAAGGTTTGCCAAGGTTAATTCGTGAACAACCTTCTTTTAAAAGAGAAGTTAAATCAATTGATGATTTTGAACAGAAAACATATGTAGAAGATACAGGTGTAACTGGTAGGGAAGGAGATCAACGACAGGATGTAGGAACAAGAGGTGGTGCATCGCTTATAAGAAATAAAGTAACTGGCAAAGTTATAGAAAAGACTAAAAAGTATAGAGTCATGGGTACTATATTAACTGAGCCTACAGTCGTGTCTGTTAAACGTACAGGTGGTATGACAGATGCTGAAATTGCCAGAAAGAATCCATATCCACAATCTTCAATGTCTCAGCTTGGTAGTAATCAAGAACTTGATGATTACAAAGGTCAGGGAAGGGAAGTAACAAGAAAAGTTGAGCTAAAAGATAATCTTAAACAACTGACCGATCAGACTGATATAACAGAAAAAGGTTACGGAGAAGACAAAACAAAAAGCGGTAAGGGTATTGAAAGACATACAACAAGTCATCTTATTAAAGAACAACCAATAAAAGACAGAGTTGAACTTAAACGAACAATGAAAAAGTTTGCTCCAGTATTTAAGAGATTGGCTGAAGCAGAGACAAAAGTTAAGGCTGGTACTAATAAACCAAAGAAACTACAAAATCTTAAAAGACTAGATAATGTTGCCAGAAACCTTGCAAAACAAATACCAGACAAGCTTGCTTTTGATTCGGCACAACCATCAGATACTTCAACACCAGCACGTTCTTCTACTGTTCAGGATTCAGGATTAAAGAATGTTCCTGTTCCTAAAGCTACTAAAGTAGATAAGATAAAAGCAACTAAAGCCAAGATTGCAAAAGGGCCATTAGGAGGTAGTAAAGCCAAAGGTACAGGATGGTGGGAAGGAACACGCAGGAGAGTTACACCAGTTGGGAAAGAAACACTACAAGTTCAACCTCAACAAGTTAAACTTATAGGCCCAGATGCTAAAGTTAAGTCTGAAACTGGAGGTCGTTTTTTATCACCAATACATAAGAAAATTAATCAAAGATCACAACTACGAACAAAAAATCCACAAGAGGCAAAACTTAAACTACAACCAATAACAAAAACTAAAGCTGTTACTACTGATGTAACTCCAAATCTTAAAAAAGTAACTTCTACTACAAAGCCGGTACAAAAAACTGTATCAGTTAAGAATAAATATGAAACTGGAATAAAATCTCCTAGAGTAGTTAAAAGACTTAATAGAATATTTAATAAAAAATCAACTGGTACTGCAAATATAGAAGATAAACATAAGAAGTTGAAATTTACAGGTAAAGGTATTAAATTTACTAGAGGATTAGGAGCAGTTAGTTTAGGCTCAACAATATTATCTCCTATAAGAGGCAGGGAAGAGGCAAAGAAATTTACTGGAAAGAAAGACCCAAGTTTCATGGATTCAATGAAAATGATATATCCGTTTTTGGGTAAACCTAGAAAGAAGCATGGTCTAAATCCCGGTGATGCATGAGCAATAAGGCAGAACAAGCTATTGAGATTGCAGAAAAGATAACTGATCTCTATGAAACCAATAGACTTCTAGACTATGAACCATATGAATACCAGAAGCGGTTTCATGATGCAAAGGACATGACAGGTCGCCTTGCTAGGCAACGTCTTCTGATGGCGGCAAACAAAACTGGTAAGACATTTTGTGGTGCATCTGAGATGGCTTTTCATTTAACTGGACGTTACCCTAAATGGTGGCAAGGTGCAAGGTTCTCTAGACCTGTAACTGCATGGGCCGCAGGTAATACAACTGCAAATACTAGAGATATAGTACAAGCAGAGTTACTAGGTGAACCCGGAGATGAAGACGAATTTGGTAAAGGAGCAATACCAAAGCAGTATATAGTTGGCACTCCATTAAGAATGCCCGGAGTCCCTAATGCATTCCAAAGTCTGAATGTAAAACATGTATCTGGTAGAAACTCCAAACTGATATTTAAGTCCTATGAGCAGGGTAAGATGCAATGGATGGGTAAAGCAGTAGATGTAACATGGCTTGATGAGGAACCTCCACAGGATATATACTCGCAAGCACTAAGAGCCGCACTTAAAAGTGGCGGTATTGTCTTTATGACATTTACTCCTGAAAGTGGAATGACTGAAGTTGTAACTCAGTTTATGACTAAGTTAGGACAGTCACAGGCTCTCTATCATGCAACATGGGATGATGCTATACACTTAGATGAAGATGTTAAAAAAGAGATATTAGCCGCACTTCCTCCGCATGAAAGAGCAATGCGTTCAAAAGGAATACCAGTTTTAGGTTCTGGACTTGTATTTCCATTAGATGAGAATGATCTAAAAATAGAACCATTTGCGATACCTGAATACTGGCCTCGCTTATGTGGAATAGATTTTGGGTGGGATCACCCTACTGCCGCAGTCTGGATTGCATGGGATAGAGATACAGATACTATTTATGTATACGATTGTTATAGAAAATCTGCTGAAACACCTGTCGTTCATTCTGCCGCAATTAAAGAAAGAGGTGCTTGGGTTCCTGTAATCTGGCCCCATGATGGATCACAACATGATAAAGGTTCAGGTAAACCATTAGCAGAGCTATACCGAAAACAAGGTGTTAATATGGCACATAAACACTTTGAAAATCCTAATGGTGGTATTTCTGTGGAACCGGGTATCATGGATATGTTACAAAGAATGCAAACTGGTAGGTTCAAAGTCTTTAATTACTTAGGATCATGGTTTGAAGAACTGAGGATGTATCACAGGAAAGATGGTAAGATTATAAAGTTACATGATGATCTTATGAGTGCAACTAGATATGCTTCGCAATCACTACAATTTGCATCTCTGGATCGTCCAAAGAAAAGACCTAGAAAAGCAATTAGTGAATATAATCATTATGAACATCAGGAAGGAGCTTATGTATAAACTAATAAATGTCTTGCATATAACTAACGGCAGTTGTAATTTCAAAGACATTAACTAATAACAATATAATATAAAAGGTAAATATGAGTTGGTTAACAGAACAAGCAGATAAAGCTATAGGTATGACCCCATTTACTAGAAAAAGATTTGACCCTGTTGGTGATGCCGCAGATGCTTTGACTAAACTTGTTGGTAATGAAGCCGAAGAAGCTATTGAAGAAGAAGGAGTACCATCACCTTTAATGAAAGCTGGTGATGTTGACCCTAATGCAAAGTTAGGTCCACTTCAGAATTTAGCAAAAGCATCAATGGGAAGAAAATTCCATAATATTAATAAAAAAGGTGCATCAATATTGACTACTGTATAAGGGGATAATATGTTACCAAAATTTAATTTTAAAAAAGTATTAAATGAAGTTACTGCAACAAGACCAAATATTTTACCACAAGCCCCAAAACCATTAAATGATCCCCCAGCGGAAACAGTTGAGCCGGGGCTTACCCATTGGATGCGACCACCTCAAGGTCAAAATATGGATGATGGGACTCAGATGGGTGAAGAGGGTTACATTGATCCACATGCAGGAGCAATGGAAGAATGGCTTGATATAGATAAAGGGCCAACTGGAGGATTTCGACCAGATGGAACTGCAATATTGCATTCTGATCCTGATTCTGCCCATTCTCTTAGTTTATTAAGTGGAGATTCAGATTCAGGTTCTGGAGAAGGTGGTTATGGTAAAAAAAGAGTAGGAGAGCAGTCTCGTAAACAAATGAATAAAACTGGTTCTCGTACAAGTAGTCTTTTAACAGGTAGAGAATAATATGGCACATAATAGGCAACATAATACAGGCAGATTTATGTCTGAAGATATGTGGAATGAAAAAATACCAGATAGACCATATATGACAGATGAAGAAGGAAATGAAATTGATAGTCGATCTGATACTGGAGCTTATTTATCTCCTGCACAACGAGCAGAGGCAGATGCAGAATTTGCACGCCAAGGGAAATTAAATTCTTCAACAGGTAGTGGAGGATATGGCAAAAAAAGAGTAGGCGAAGAATCCCGTAAACAAATGAATCTTACAGGTAACCGTAGAAGTAGTATCTTGACAACTAATAAATAAATGGAAGATCAAAACTTAGAGTTTGGTGCTGTTATAGACATGCATCATGAGAAGTTAAAAAATAATCGCAGAGTATGGGAGCGAGAATGGCAGGAAATGGCAGAGTATGTCTTGCCACATCGGGCTGATTTTACAACAACTCATTCTAGAGGTGATAACAGAATGGGGATGGCATTTGAAGGAACAGCTATGCGTTTATTAAAACGCTTTGCCTCAAATATCCATAATGTATTCACCCCAATGGGTGCGGAATGGTTTAAGTTGACTACAGGTCTTGGTCAATTAGATAACAACCGTAATGTTGCCTTATGGTTAGAAGAAGCATCTAAAATAGTAAAACATCATGTATCACGACCATCATCAAATTTTCAAAGTGCCGTTTATCAATATTACTTGGAAGCAGGGTCTTTCGGAACTGGGATTATTTTTGTTGAGGATTTGCCGGGATTTGGCCCTCGTTTCCGCAATTTCCCTCTTTCGGATTGCGTATTGGGTAGCGGAAGTGAAATGGAGATTGACACAATATATCGCAACTATAAGCAAACGGCTAAAGATTTAGTATCAAGATTTGATCCACAAACCTTACCTGAACATATTGTAGAAAAAGGGTTCGGAGTAAAAATGCTGGATGAATTTGATGTAGTTCATGCAGTCTTTCCTTCATGGACAGTACAAAACTTTTTACCAGAAGGCTTTAAAAAGCCATTTGCTTCTGTTCATTACCTGAAAGATAAAAAACAAATATTACAATTTGGTGGATATGAAGAAATGCCCTATATCTGTGCAAGATGGGAACGATCAGATAGAGAAATATACGGAAGAGGGCCAACTTGGGAAATAATGCCAGACATTAGACTTATTACTGAAGTCGATAGGACTTATTTAAAAGCAGTTCAGAAATCGGTATCCCCTCCTCTATTTGTACCTGATTCTGGACTCTTAGACCCCTTAGATACTACCCCGGATGCTATAAATTACTATTCAATCGGGCTAGGGGGCAAGGATATGATCTTTGAAGTGCCAACTAATGCGAGACCAGAGTATGCAGAAAGGCTTAACTCTAAGTGTACTGCCGCAATCAGAGAAGGTTATTTCTTAGACTTGTTAGAACTTCCCGGCCCTGTAGCACCTGATGGTGATGTAATGCGGTTTAGTGCAACAGAAGTATCTGTAAGAATGAGACAGAAAATGCCTATTCTTGGGCCTATTCTTGCTAGACAGGAAGCAGAATTTCTTGATCCACTAATAAAAAGAACAGTTAATGTATTAATGAGGTCTTTCCAGTTACCAGAAATGCCTGATGAGATGGAAGGTGAGTTTAAAATTGAATATATGAATCCTGTATCCATATCAATGCGTTCAGGTGAACTAAACTCAATGAATCAACTGTTTGAGATGATTATGCCACTTGCACAGATTGATCAGACCATACCATTGTATTTTAATACTCAGCAGATATTAGCAAATACGGCAGAAGTCCTGCAAATACCTATTTCTAACCTTAGATCAAAAGAAGAAGTTGATCAAATGGTTGCAGAACAACAAAGACAACAACAGGAACAAGAACAAATGCAACAAGCACAAGCCGCTGGTGATTTGAATGAATCAATGGCAAAAGCTGAATCACTTAGGTCACAAGCCGCATAATGGAAAAATCGACACGAAAACCTAGTTGGAAAAGAAAAGCTACTTATTTATTTTCATCTGAATACACATTACCAAAAAAGTTATATTCTCCTCATCATCCTTCAGGATTAGAAGCTGTAGGAGATGCGTTAGATGGTACTGTTGGTGGTAAGCCGGGACACCATAGAGGAAGGGAATTAGGTCAAAAAGAATTATTGACTAAATTTAATGTTGTTTGGAATAAAGAACATGCCGCTAAACCAAAACTTTGGAAAAGAATTAAACAAGTAGGTAAATCAATTTTAACTGGCAAAGCTCTACCTTCAAATATGTATACTGATAATACTTGGTAAATGATTTCACGCTGGTTACAGGAAAAAGGAAAGCGTAAGAGTTTTAAAGAGGTCTTTAGTGGTGAAGAAGGACAGGATGTTATTGCAATGCTTGCAAATGCACATTATGTTTTTCGGACTTCACATGCTGGAGACCCCTATACATCTGCGTGGCAAGAAGGTCAAAGAACTGTAGT